ATCGGCAGCCACGCTGTCCGTTAACGGAAATACGATACGAAACTTTGGAAAGTCAGTAGTTGAACTTGCAGTAGAATAACAAACGTAATAGTAATCACCGAGCGTCTTATTGAGTTCTTCTTTTAAGCTTTCATTATCGATTTCGTATTCATCAATATCAACTGCAGCCCACTTTGCCCAATGAGTTACGTTTGCATTTGCTCGCGTTGTATCAGGTAAGTATACTGCAGGAGATATAAGTGATGCTTCTTTTTTAGACTTCACGTTCTCTTTTGACAAATCAACAAGTAAGCTTTCGAACTCTGACCAATTATCAAAGTCCATTCGCTTATCTGTTTTATTATCAAATATTGATTTAAAGATTGTGAGAGAATACATTACTTATTACCAAAATTTCCAATGACGGAAAACTTCACGCCATGTAGGCGTTTTAAGTGCTTCGGTTAAATCCAAAAAAGTATACTTTTCAATCAAACCAAGATTATCTAAATGTGATGGTGATTTCCAACCTTTAGGCTTTGAAAGATCTGGAAGACCAAAAGGATTTGGACGTTCTTTTTTAACACCAGGCTCTTTTGCCATATTGGCTTTATGAACAGCATCCCAAGCTTTGTTTGCATCAACACCAAAGGCATCCATTGTACCGATTGCGACAACGCAAAGATCGACAAGACCATCAACAATTTCATCTGCATCATGCATTTGAGTTTGTATTTCAGTCAATTCTTCTTGAAGAAAGTTAACACGAAATTCAAGATATTCTCGCATTAAATTTTTATCGTCTTTATTCTTTCTAACCCATTCATTGACACCAAACTTTTGATGCATTTTAGAAATATCTTTTACCCAATTTTTACTCATTTTTTTCCTTTCAATTCTTTCTTCACATGACTTACATAAATCCTCAGCCTCATCCCAACGTAGGATGCAGTCACACTCCTTACAATAGTAGGTATCAACCTTAGTATTATATACCACACCTTCAGTATTATATACCACACCTTCAACGGTGACGTATAGGCCATCACTTAGGTAAACATCGTCACCGTACTCAGCATCGTTCTGATTCCAAGGGCTATACATATTGTACAATTCTTTACTCATTAGCTTTCCTCCTCATTCCATGCCTCTACATCAGCCATTTATTTTCCCCAACTTTCACCAGTTTTTAGCTCTTGACTTAGGTCATTCCATAATTGTCGCCAGTCGGGTCGATCTGATTGCATCAACTGCATAGTTGTTTTTAATATCTGTTCACCTTTGTGAAACGTAAATGCTCTAAACTCATTCCATTGGCCTTGGTTGTGCTTTGTAACTTTCATTTCAAAGCCATGATTTAATGCTTGGTCAACGACATCTGATTTCAAGCATTTTCTAAAATCAGATTTAAATTTTGTTCTACCCCCGAATACTGGTTTACCTTTTGCCATTATTAATTCCTTTCATATACATATACGTCTGCTGTATTAGCATGACGAAGAGGAAGAGATGCATCGTAAGCACGAGGGCTTCGACCATCAGAGATGGCTTTAGCAGTACGTGGACCACGACCTTGTAGTTTCACATAAAACTTTTTTCCATTGCCTTTATTGACGATAGAAACAGCTTTACGAATTTTTTCAAGTTCAAATATATCGCCAGCACAAGCATAGTCGATTGTTGTTAAATATTTTTTTGATTTACGGATACCCATTATAGATCTCCTTTGAAATATGATTTAAGATTGATGTATATATCGCGAAGGCCCCATCCAAGAGAGAATGAAGCAAACGCGAAGAAAAGAAATTGTATCATATTAATGAATAAATCTACCATTATAGATCTCCTTTTAAAGAAGAATCAATATAACCCTTAGTTTCTAGAATAGCGAGCGGCGTCATTCCAGCATCATATAATTTAAAATACTCTTCACAAGTAAAGTTTTTAACAAGGAAGTTACGAAATGTATTCATGCCGCCGTATTTAAATCGTGCTACAAAAGAAGGCTGACGCTTTCCTAACCGCGTTGGGTGACAAGGTTCAGCATAAACTTTTGCGCCTTCAAAGTCGCCTGTATAGTTTAAATATTTACCGTTGTATGTGAATTCGTTTATATTAAAATTAGTCATATTATAGTCCTTTTTGTTGTTTTGATATGATCATTATACTATGATTCATAGATGTTGTAAACAACAAAATGCGGTTGAAACTCATTTTTTTTATATTTTGTTAAAAATGTAACATAAATGTTACAGTATCTAATCAATATAATCTGAAGACGGTAAAACTTTATCAATCCACTCACGTGGAAATTTAAGTCCGTCAATTGTTTCTATAGTATCAGATTCAACTTTTGCTACTACGTACCATTTTTTATCAATTAGAACATTATCGTTTTCAAAAATAATTTCTACATTATCAATTGGCCCGAAGCCTTCTCCAAATCCTAAACCCATATTAATTTCCTTTATCCAAATATATCTTCGAGATTAACCGAAGGTTCAATTTTCCAATTAACCGCTTCGAGAATCGGCTCAAGCGGATTAATGAATACTTTTTCAAATTGCGTATCATAGTCGATACTATTATTTAAATTAAATTCAGGTGGTAAATAATCTTTGAAAGCGATTACATTTTCACGTAATACGTTTGGCTTTTTCAAATACAAGAATTTAATTTTATCGCCAGATTGAATCAACTCATATTTATTCTGAAGATTATTATCACGAAGCATTTTATTGTATAGCAAGGCAGCGCGTACATGGATCGGAGTACCTTTTTTGTATATAGTATTACGATCAGAAAACTTACTTACTTGAGTTGTACCTCTTGGGAATGCAATCTGTTCTGCAGACATTTTACGAAAATCAGATTTCGTATCAGCAATAAATTGTTGAGTCTTGTCTTCGGAACCGGCAATCAAAACGGCAAATGATTCTTTAAGCTTTTCACGAATAGCAAGTGGAGTACTTGATTGAATTGCTTGAATACCCATGATTTTTAGTTTAGGCTTTGTATACTGAACACCTTCGTTATTATGAACATTGAGAATATAACGCTTCTTTGCAGTCCATATACCTTTATCAGCAATAACTTCTCGACCCATCCACATACGCTGCTCATAACCATTCGTACGTTCGAACATATCATCATACGCTTTAGCAATTACTTTTTCAAAATGTTCTGAACATGTTTTATCAAGGAACGCGATTGGATCTTTCGGTGAAAACTTTTTAACCCAATCGTCAAAGTTAATATAGACAGAATCTGTATCGATAGCAATAACATAATCTTTTTTGTTCTTTAAGAGTTTATTGAGTTCTGCATTAACAGCTTTTTCTGCTGTCAAAATAGCAAGCTGACCTGTCATTGTAATAGCAGAAGCCATATTGACATCGTAATAACGAAAGTATCTTGAGCCGAGAGCACCATATTGACTATTCAATAAGATCTTTGTTGCCATTTGAGAATTGTTAAGTTTTACAATTTCAGCTTCGAGTTCAGGCGTTGGGTTTTTCTCGTAATCTTGTTCGCACGCAAGCATAATCTTTTTTACTGACTTACGTTCATTATAATAATCAATGATGATTTCAGGAATAATACCACGTTTTTCTTTTGAATACATTGTACCATTTGCAGTACAACTATATTTTTTATTATCCATATGACCACCATTAAGATAGAAATCTTTCATGTCAGTATAGCCATCAGTAGGAACTAATGTCTCTGGGCTGATATTGTATTGAACAATGATATTAGGATATAGTGAATTTAAATCGAAAGAAGCAACATTATTGTAAAGACCAGGAACTGGAGCTTTTACATAACCACCTGGAAACTGAACTTTAGTCAGATTTTCTTTTGATGGTGGTGGAACAATATTTTTAGTTGTCATCTTACGATAGATAATTGAATCCCATATTGCAGTAGTTCCAAACGTATCAGTATAATTAACGCCAGCTTTATAGGCCATTGTCAATGCCAAAGCAATGAGTTTCATTTTATCATCGATACGACCAACAAGTTGAACGTCTTTGATATTATAGTCAATAAATTTTTGATAGTCATTGAGATATAAACTATGAAGTGAACCATGTTCTTCGTAAGAGAGTTTCTTTTCATCAAGAACAACCGATGAAATATTATCGAGTGAATACGATTCTTGTGGACCATATGTATAATTGAATTTTTGAAAGAGTTTCAAATAATCGAGAGTTTGAATACCGACAATTTCATATCTTTGATGATCGATACCAAAGCGTTTTGCATTACCTTCAAATAATAATTTCCAAGGAGAAAACTCTTTCGTATGAGCTTCACCAAGAACTTTAGTACAACGATTGATAAGATAAGGAATATCAAAGAATTCAATATTCCAACCAGTCAAAATATCAGGAGTATGATTTGGATTGTTCCACCAATTGAGAAACTTACCAAGTAGATCAGCCTCTGATTTACATTTTACATATCTGAAGTTGTCAACCGGACATTTACTTTCGTCATAATCACCAAGACCCCAAATATAATACATGTTATCATTACTTGTATGGGCAGCAATACTGATGACTTCATGTTCTGCTTTATCGGCATGAGGGAAGCCATTTGACGAAGCAACTTCGATATCAAAATTAACAACATTAATATGCGATATTTCAAACTGAATATCATTTGGAAATCTGCGAGTAATAAATTGATGAACATAGTTTGTAGTACCATGAATATCCCAAACATCTTCGTATTGTTGCAAAAATTCTTTTGCGTCACGCATCGAATTGAAGTCCATAGGTTTTAGGTTTTTACCATATAGAGACTTGAATTGAGACGGTTCTTCAGTACGAAGAAATAATCTAGGTTGAAATTTTACTTTTTCTTTGACCGTATTGCCTTTGAGATCACGGCCGCGATAAAGAATGGAATTGCCATAGCGATTGATTGATGTATACATATTACCTCACGTTTTGTAGTATCATTATATATTAAATATTGTAAAATGTAAATAGTTTTATAGCTTTAAAAATAATAAAATGCCTGGTGCAAAAATACCTTTATGTTCGCATGTATAAAATAAATATTGTGATTCTGTTTCACTATTCATAAACCCAGCTTCTTTTACGGCTTTACGAACTTCAGAAAGTTCTATATTATCAAAAAGAATATATTTTGGTTTTATCTTTTTAGCATATTCAATATCGGTTTTTACTTTTTCGTATTTGTGGCTGCCATCAATAAACATAAGATCTACATCAGTTGGAAGATACGGATATTCATTGATAGCGAATGGACGAAATTCAAATCTTGAACCAAATCGTTCTCTTAATTTATTATTTGATTTACGAGCAAAGGAACCTGGATCGTAAGATATAATATTTGCTTCTGGCCAAAGCGTAAGCATTGTCGCTGTAGAATGACCAGCAAACATTCCTATCTCTAGAATATTACGAGGAGTAATTTGTTTTTGTATTGTTTTCCAGCAAGAATAAACTGATTCATTATTTGGATCGAGATATCCCCATCCTTGGCCATTATATTTTTCTCCTTCTTTTTCAGGCTGAGGCCTCAATAAGAAAGACGTATTCACATTATTCATAATTTAATTTAGTCCAATATTATATTTCGTCTTTAGTTCCCATTTGTCTTTATCTTTAAATGGAATAATTTTAATCTGGCGTAGAGGAGCAACTGGATCGATTTGCTTTTGGTTTACTATTTGTATCAGTCCCCAATCACTTAGTAATTGAGTAATTGTATTTCTACGAGCAATATCGTTTTCAGTTATATTTGAAATTTTACCATCAAGCAAAAAAAGTTCTTTGAAATGTATTATATAATACCGACCTTGCTTATGCAAGATATGAACGCTTTGATACAACGAATTATCTTTTTTCGATGCAACGCCTATACGAGTAAGAGTTTCTTTAATTTTAAGGAAATCGTTGGGCTCGTGAAGGGTAACTTCAAGCATTTCTGCTGGAGTCCAATTAAACTTTTTGTTTTGTTGTAGATCTTGTTCCACCTTTATCCATCCTATGTTTCAATACTTCTATTTGTTCATCAGTGAATAAATTTACAACTTGTCTGGCTTTATCATTAGAATAGTTATAATAAGCTTTAATCACATCAATCTTAGAAAAGGTATCGGCTTTCATAAATTTACTAAACCGTTTTCTTTTTCTTATACTATTTATAAAAAAGTCATATTGTAAACGGTTATCAAGATTATGATACAAATTCATTTCATTTGCAAGAAAGATCGTATCGGTGAAATAAGATAGTGATCGATTGATGATAAAGGCATTGTAGCCCTTTTCAGCTTCTTCATCGACCATAATATCTTCTTTAGTCACATTAATGCTGTTAAGATATACGAAAGGGTTCATATTACTTCCACTGCGCATTACCCATTACTTCGGTAAGGCAAGCAACGGTATTGAGTTCATGGTCAGCAACAAAGGTATCTTTCCACTGATAATCAGCAAGTACAATAACAATACCTGGAATTGATTCAGGCGTCAGATGTTCTGACATATTATCATAGATTTTACGAAAGATGACTTGTGATTCTAGATCAATATTGTCAACAACCCATTTACGCATTGCTTTGAAGTTCTTATTTTGAAGAGCTTTCATCAATACGTCAAAGTTATCGTTATTCATATTGATAGGACCGGATTCAGTATAACCAGTCATACCAATCTTTTGTAATTCATTGAGAACCCGGCGCCAATCAGGGAAATGCTTTTCAATAAGAGCAACGCAGCCAGCATTATCAATATCAAGTTCTTCGGCTTTGATGATTTCTTTCAAACGAAGAAAGAACCTTTGCGCAAGCTTTGGTTTTTCTGTATTTGGAATAGCAAAATCAAACGTAGAACATCTTGAATGAAGCGGCTTAATAATACGATTTTTAAAGTTACATGTAAGAATGAATCGACAATTATCAGAAAACTCTTCGATAAAACCACGAAGAGCAGGCTGAGTTGATTGAGGATTAAGATAATCTGCTTCGTCGAGTATAACAACTTTATAGCCACCCATAAGAGAAACGGTTGAAGCGAACTGTTTGATTTTACCACGAAGAGTATCAATATTACCCTCTTCGGAACCATTGATCATAATATAATCAAGACCGAGTTGATTACATAAAGCCTTTGCTACAGTCGTCTTACCGACGCCTGCAGTACCGGTGAAAAGCATATTAGGCATTCCATCAGATTCGATTATTGATTCAAAAGTTTTGGTAATACCATCTGGAAGAACGCATTCGGATATAGTTTGTGGTCGATACTTTTCGACATAGAGAAATTTGTCACTGGACATAAAAGCCCTTTCATAATATAATAATTTAAATTACTCAGAATCTTGCTGAGCTTTATCTTCGCAGATAGAAACAACTTGAACGCATTGATCTCTTAATTGACCAATCGTGCTGAGTTCTTCACCTTTGAATCCACCACGTTGTGATACAGTATCAACTACTGCAATTGCTGATCGAGCAATACGATTTGATAGATTATAAATGATGTCTTCTTTTTCTTTGTCTTTAGCCATTTTTGTACCTCTATTTTGTGAATGTTGACTTAGATTTTTCAAGAGCAATCCAATAACTGAGATCACCACGAGTAATATTTGCAAATAACTTTTCAAGAATATTGACT